CCTGCACTCCTTACCATAGGGACTGTACACTGCCGGAACCTGTGCCATGTTAGGGCCATGATGTGCCATCCTGCCGGTGATGGTCTTCAGTGTCATGACCCTTCCATGTACTCGTTCCTTCTCACTACATGCCTGTATCCACGCCTTCAGTAGGCCGGTGCGTTTTGGTAGTAGGAAGTAACGAGAGAACATCTTAGCCTCTGGCATGTCAATCGTATCCAGCACTGCCTCATTAACAATAATATTGCCTTTGTCTGTTTTCTTTGTAGGCTTCCATCCCTTCTTCATCAGTCGGTCTGCTATCTGCTTACGACTTGCTATATTAAAAGGTATTTCTTTTGTCTTTGTCTTTAGCTCTACAATGGTAGGTGGAAACATATCGTGAGCCTTCTCTTCAAGAGAGTGAAGCTCATCCATAAGTTTAGCTTCCAGTGTCATACCCTTCATGATGTTGAAGGCAAAGCCATTCTTCTGTTGCTTGTCTACGATGCTACGAACCTCTCGTTCCAGATCATAGGATTTTTCAGAGAACTTCTTGCCCTCTTCTTTAAGGTAATTATATGTCTCCATAGTAACAGCAGTGTCGATGTAGCAATACCTCAACATCTCTTGATTGAAGTGAGAGAAGTCGTGGTAGTCACCCTTCTTATGTCCTAAGAAGTTACCCCATGCTTCAAGGGAGTGACCGCCATCACGAATAGGATTGTAGAGTTGAGATTTAATAAGTGTATCATCTATCTGATTAACTTTAATATCAGAGCCGGTAAACTTATTAAGAAGGGGAGCGTCGAAGCTTATACCATTATGCATAATAAAGGTATCTATTTTCTTCGACCACTCCCCAAACTCACGACACTGATCTCCTACCCAGTGCCGTGTCTCTCCTGTATCAGCACTTCTTGCAACGATACAGTGTATCTTGGTTGCATCAATAGCATCTGTCTCAATATCAACTACCGCTCTCATATGTCATGTCCACCATGTATGCATCTTCTACAGGAATGTGAAAGAATTTTTCTCCCTTTCTTATCTTATAGTTAGAAGCTTCTTTAACTTCACACTCTGCCAATGTATTACCATCAACATGCCATGCCATCGTACAGTCATGGTTGAAAACAACAAAGGTAAGAAGATCATTATAACATTCTGATTTCCACTTGTCAATCAGTCTCTGCTTACGGTGTGGAATACGTAACTCTGTCCAGCTTTCCGGCCACTCGTTCCCTTTCCAAGCATACTTAACCTCAACCTCATATAGATGTCGGGGAAGGTCTGGACCTACGGTAGATACAATATCAAAGTATGTCGTTTCATTAGAAGATATATCAGTATGATCTCTGTCTTTGAGCCATCCTATCATAGCTTCTTTTGCAGCCTTATCTGCAATATCATAAAGGGTTTTATCAAACTTCTTACGTACCTCACTCATTGTCATCCTCCATGAAAGGGTTATCTATCTGTGTCATGCGTCCGGTAACACTGTCGTAGTGTAGGTGGGTTGCAATTCCTGTGTCGCCTGTGTACCTGTTCTTCAGTACACGTATCGTGGTGGTGTTGGCTTCAATAGGATCGTCTGCCTGTTGGTTGCGCTCCAAGGCTATGACACTATCAGATAGGTGTGCAATAGATGCGGAGCCACGAAGATGTGACAACGTAACCTCACGACCATTCTCATGCCCGTTGTCACCTGATGGGCGACGTAGGTGGCTGACCAGCATCAGTGCGATGCCTGTCTCCTCAACAAGAGAACGAAGCTTGGTCATCAGGATGTCAATAGACTTGCGCTCATCTCCATTGTCTTCCTGTCCTGATACAAGGATAGACAGATGGTCAAGGAAGACCCACTTACAGTCAAGTGCCTTTGCCATGTAACGGATGCGACTAAGTATCTCATCGTTCTCCATGCTACCAAAGTGATCAAACGCAAAGAACCTGTCAGAACCAATGGTCTTCTCCTGCCAATCGTCCAACTGTTCCTGAGTATACTGGTCACGTATCTCCTTGATATACAAGCGAGCATTTGCCTCGACGCTCATGATGTTGAAGGCAGTGTTGCGAGTGTTCTCCTCCAGCGCAAGCACACCAAGATTATCTTCTGTGTTACGCATGATATGATGCATCAACTCACGCATGATGCTACTCTTGCCCATACCTGCACCACTGGTGAACGTGACAAGCTCTCCTGTCCTGATACCATAGGTCTTGTCGTTCAGTCCTGACCAAGGATAGGGGCAGGTCTGATTGACTGTCTCATCGTACAGGCTACGACCAAGATCACCAAGGTTGATGATACCTGCCGGTGTAAAGGTACGTGAGTTCCACCATGTCTGTGTGAACTTCTCACGCTGTCCCATCTTCAGGTATTCATTAGCATCTTTCAGCTCAAGGTCCATAAGCTTACACTTGTTAGGCTCAAACAGCTTGGCTACTTCCTGTGCAGCATCCTTGCCCTGCTTGTCATTGTCAAAGCACAGGACAATCGTGTCGAACTTATTAAGATACTCCAGCGATTGCTTACAGTTCTTCACTGCCGATGCAGCACCATTCTTGATAGACACAGACGGCCAACGAGAACCCATAAGTTCATAGGCGCTCATAGCATCAAGCTCACCTTCACAGACAGTGATAAACTTACCACCCTGATTGAATACATTCTGTCCAAACAAACCACAGGATGATAGATCACCCTCTGACCAGAACGCCTTGTCACTGGTGCGTCGGAACTTAGACGCAACATGGTTAGAATTTTCATCAAAGTATTTATACATATGCTTGTCAATGATACTGCCTTCCTTAGCCACAGTAACACCATACTTCTTACAGGTGTCCATTGATAGCTTACGATCAGGTATGTCTGAGAAAACAAACGCTGACTTGTCTTGGTTCTGCATAGGTATTACCTTGTTTGGTTTTGTATTATTCATATCGTCTCCATGTGTATGTTTTTCACAACTAAAGCAATACTTATGTCCATCAGGATAGGTGGCATAAGCATCACTTGAATCACAGTGGGGGCATGGCCCCATGCTAGCAGATTGATTTTGCATTTACAACTCCGTAAACATATTTAAAGTTTGCCCTTACCCATCTTGTACAGATCAACGCACAGTTCTTTACGCATACCTACAATCTCTTTTTCGATTGAAATTAGAGTTTCTATTTTATCTACCCTTTCCATGTTTCTCCAAGTATCCTTAAAGGATAGCTGTAAACTTTGCCTATCCTGTGAACTAAAAACCTCAAGCAGCACTACCACTACTTTATCCTTTCTTGATTTCATAAACTCTTTGTGTAGAAAATCCGGTAAGATGCTGCGTGAGACGTTCACGGGTTTGTAGTTCTTCTTCTGCTTCTTTCTTGGTCTTGTAAGAATTAATTTCCACATCTCCTATGTCCTTTTTAAGAATTAACTTCCACATAATGCTCTCCATGATTCGGGGAATAAATTCTCCATGTGTTTATGTATGCCCAGAGCAATCTCTTGCGTCTCACGTTGAGCGTCAGGCTTGGTACGTAGGCCACACACCCTTGCGAATGCCGCCAGTGTACCAGACCAGTACCACTCTGTCAACATGCTTTGTGGAAGGATAGCCCTTGCCTGTTCAGGACACACCCCATACCCTAGTAATTTATTATAAGTTGCAAGGGTGTGGGCATGTGATTCTTTAAGAACATCATCAGCCATCGATGGTGATGCTATAGGTGTATCACTTGACCCCTGTTTTTTATCCAAAGCAACTGATCGCCAAGCATCAGGCTCCCAAAACTCCGGCTCATTGTCTACATAGCGACGGCTAACCTCATTCCAGACAAGCCCAACCTGATGCTTCATCAGTTGACGTGCAACAAAGATGGGTGCTTTTATTCTGAACTGTGCAGAGCAGTGTCCAAAGGGTGTCCAATGATCGTGCTTGGCAAGGTAGTTTATTAGTTTTTTATCTTTGTCTAACAATACGTTAGCAGGATTTTGAACACTGCGTATGCCGGTATTGAACCACTCTGATTCTTTGGAGAAGCTAACCCTTGCTGCATTGACCACAGTAAGATCGTTTCCCATATGAGCTATAAGATCAACAGTCATCAAAGGTGTCCTCCCACAACGTGTCTACAAAAGACACCCGGTCTTCCATAAGATTGTCAACCTCTTTGGTTGCTATTTTTTTTGCATCTTGGTGACCGTATCCTTCATCCACATACTCTCGGATCAAATCACGGAGCATGCCACTACGCTCTTTTTGCCACATATTTTTAGCCATCTTAATCTAAGTCCTCTAACTCTTCAAAAAACTTTTCAATATCTTCTTCGCTATTTATATTATAACCAGAATCTTTCATCAGGTTCCATAACTCTTTTGAGTATCCCATTGATTCCCTTGTAATATCTTCTTTTTTTAGCCGATACCAATCAAAATCATATATCTTTGTCATCGTACTCTGCCCATGTATTATTACTATTAGTCTGTGTTAGTAATGCTACTTCTTTTCTAAGTTTATTAATAGTAATTTCTTTATCTTCTACTACTGCTCTGAGTTGACTTACATTCTTTCTTAACATTCCTATCTCATTTGTTATGCTCATTATACACTCCCCTTTGTTGTGTGTCAATGTAAAAAATATGGTTGCCGACCTGACCAAGGTTAGTAAAGTTTATACCAAAAGCCCAATAAGGCTCAACATAAGTTGCATGATAGTGTGTGGCACCCTCTGTATGAGCTACGATAGCACCCTGCATGGCAAGTTTAGACACATTGGTTGCCACTTCATAAGCCCATGTATTAGATATATTTTCAGGCTTACCATCACAATAATATGAAAACATACATTTATGTCTGACAGGCTTACCATTTCTATAAACTCCTTGTCTCACCACACCACAAATAGTCTTGGGGTAACTATTACGCTTAACTCTTTCTATAATTACATTGGCAACTGCCAGTTGTGCCATGAAAGATTCAGACCTTGCCTCAAAATAGACGGCCTCAATAAGACATGCCTGTTCATCTGCACGTACCGAAATACTTTTTATTGTCAATAAAACTACAACTAGCAAAGTAATATTAATTAATCTCATTGTATTTTCTCTATTTTTATATTAAAAGGAAACCCAAAAGATAGAGTACGTATTCCATGAACCATTAGGTATGAA